CCGCTGATGCGCTCCATTTGAAACCCTTGCATAAGGCTATCTATGGGCACATCTCTCGGTTTTCTTGGCTCTGTCGAGGCGATTTTACGTCGGACAAACTGAGGGCAGCCGGTTTTTCTTATTGTGAAGGTGAAACGTTGACTTCTGGAGATTACAAGTCCGCTACGGACAACCTCTCGATTGAGGTTGCCGAAGCGATCATGGACGAGCTGCTAAATAACACGGTCTCTGTGCCGGGTTCTTTGAAGGCTTATGCTATGTCAATTCTCCGTCCAACGTTATACAACCTTGAACACGGCATTGATGATTTTTCTCCTACGCGTGGTCAGATGATGGGTTCTATGCTTTCTTTCCCTCTTCTGTGTATACAGAACAGAATTGCCTTTTTGTACTCGGGGCATTCTGTGGGTATTGATTGCAGTGATTTCCCATGTTTGATCAACGGAGACGACATACTTTTTCGTTCCGGACCGCACTTCAGTGCGCTCTGGATGAATACAGTAGGTAGTCTCTCGTTAGAGGTCGAGCGGACGAAGACTTCCGTATCTCCCTTGCATGGCTCTCTTAATTCCACTTTGTGCGTTCGCCGAGGCAAACGTTACGTTGTGGTTCAGACTGTGCGCATGGGGATGTTACGGGAGTGTGAGTCGCTCGATTCTCTCGCGAAGGGGTTTTCTGATTTTATTGCTGGTTTGAAAGGCTCGTATCGCTTTAGAGCAGCGATGGCCTGGTTCAGCTGGAACATAGGAAAAATAAGGCCGTTGGGAATCACGACTTATGACTTGGGCTTCCGTGGGCCCCTGGCTTATCGTGCTACCAAGAAGTTCGGTCTCAGCACGACGTTAACTCACACACCAGTACCTGCCTTATCTATCTCCAACGGTCTCTCGCTCACCACCTCCGGGTGCGAGTTCGTAGACCCCGCCGAGTTAAGTGATGAGGACAAGGTCGTCAACCTTCGTGAATTAGCCTCTTGGAAGTGGAGAACGGAGTTTTGCGTCACCAGTGCAAAGCAGGCTGCTATGCGTTTCCATCTAGCTGTTTCTGCCACCAGACATGATTGCCCTTCTTTCAAACCTCTCTTATGGGGGTCTGATTTGGGCGACCTGACTCGGAAGTGGCACAGTGCCAAAATGTTTAGCAAGCCTGTTGAAAAAAGAAATAGAGGGTTTCCTGTCCTAGCAGGTTATGTAGGAAAGTTGCCCTCTTACGATGACGTGATGGCGGGAGAGACAGACGTCGGCTCGGTTGAGCTGCTTACAAAAGAGAAAAAGAAATGAAC